GCAAAACTTGCTGGCAAAATGTTCGACTTATCTTGTTCGATCTCATAACCTTGTAACTTATTGTTGAGTTCTGATTGAATGGCTTCAAAATAAGGTGTCAAACTCTGCAGGAACATAACTTTCAATGATTGAGAGACTGAACTATGTGAGTTTTCAAGTCCGATCATTTCTGACGGAATGCCGAATACACTCGCAACTTTTTCACTCGCTAAATTGTTAGTCTGAATTGCTTTTAATAATCCTTCATCAACTGAAATCTGTTCAAATTTGATTGAATCATCTGAAACCCCAATTCCTGATGAAGCAATTTTTTGAAAGTTTCGTCTTAGGTTTTCCTTTGCTGAATCTGATAAATCAGTTTTTGAGACATTCAGCATTCCATGAATCCCCGATTGAAAAACATTTTTCAGCGTTTGAGTTCCGATAGACTGCAAGTCCAAACTGTCAGACAGACTGTATAAAGGCGAGACCCCTGCGATAGCGTCCATACTTAGAATTTTAAAGTGTAGAACCTGTGATATAGGCGCGATCTGCGCACGCGTTGAAGGTTCGGCTTGATAACGGTAGCTAACATTGCCTGTAGAAGTATCTATCGTGACGGTCATTTGATTGTTTTCAACAAACTTCAAGGCATGACCACCATTTTCAATCAAAGCGAATGAATTGCCATTGATGAGTAAGTTTGTCATCACACTTGACCAAAAATTAAAGCCTGATCGAATATTATCAACATCTGGGTTATTCAACATCTTACTGATTAAAGGCGTGCTTGAAATGAACGGGCATGAAGCAACTGTATTTGAAATAGTTGAGACCGCACTGTATACGTCCGGGTTACGCAACACGCTTTTCCCTGCATAGAAGTCTGAATCTCCACTCATGCTTACCAAAGCATCTAAAAAAGCATCGCTTGAATCTGGCTTCGGACTTGTGTCCGTACCGTTAATTAATAATGACAATTATTTACCTCCTTTCTTTTCTGAATTAATTATCAAAGCGAGAATAACGAAAATAATTCCCGTTGTGATTATTCCAATTTTTAAATTGAATAATAAATAAATTCCCAAATTAAAAAGCGTTAAACCTGTCAAAAATAAATAGGTTTGTAACGCTATTTCTTTGAGCTTAGAAACTAAAGTTTTCATAATATTCATTGCTCTTTTCTTCTTTGTTTAATAACTGATCGCTAACAAACTTCCAAGCGAATTGAATGCTTACCAGTGGATCAATTCTGTTTGAATATCGTGTTTTGTCGATAAAGCCAACGCCGGCGGACGAACTACGCCATATACTGTTAATGATTGCAATATCTAACAATGGATTTTTCGGGTGAACAATTTGTTTGTTGAATACATATTCTCGGAATTGTTTTTCTGAAAAATTTAAATTCTTAGCACCTTGTGACGTCTCGATTAATGGATAATTTTCTTTCTCGAACTCTCCTAACAAATAACCAAAACTCCATGGATCGTAACAGATACCCAAGACATCTAAATTATTTCTATCTACCATGTTTTTGATGAAATTGAATATCTGATCGTAATCAATAACGCCACTTTGCAAGTCGGTTATCGTGCAATATCCTGCGTCCGCTAGTGACGTGTAATTAATTTCATCTTGCTTCTCTTTCTCGATTAGTCCGAACTTCGTGCCCACCCATGAGTGAGAATCAGTGTAATATCTACCGTCATCAAGTGGGACAATCCAACTAACGGAAGATAAGTCGTTGGCTTTACTCAAGTCAATAGCGAAAACAACTTTTTTGCTCTTTATATCAATAGGTTTAACTTCCGTTTTTTGCCAATCGTCCAACTTTAAAAAAGTATTCTCTGAATTGGCTCGCCATAAGTTGAAGTTTTTAACCAATATAGGGTTCAAATCGTTTTGAGCTAAAGCACTCTTCAAGTCTTGATGAATTTTTTCAGTCATTTTATCTCTAATTGAATCAACCTCAAATAGGGGGTTAGACTTGATCCACGTTGTATCGTCATATACTTCGTTCTCGTTATCTTGTTCATAGATAGCTATGAAAGTATCATCTAAACTATTCTTACCGTTCAGAACGTCTGCATACGTCTTATAATCCTGATACATAGCGCCTTTTAGATTGAACCCACTTGTTGAGATGATACATAGCAACGCATTATCCTGCTGACCTTGTCCGCTTTTTAAAACATTAACCACATCGTGATTTTTAGCACCGTGGTATTCATCAATAACTGCCAAACATGGATTATAGCCGTCAAGTCGAGAAGTATCTGCACTCGGCAACGGTTCGATAAATGAATCTGTTTTTGTATCGAATATTTCTTTTTTACGTACGTTTAAACGTTTACGCAATGAAGGCGAAAGCGTACATAAATGGTTTAAATTTGATCGTGCCATGTTAAAAGCGAGTGTCGCTTGTGTGAAGTTGTTTGCTACATTAAGAATTTGTCTGTTTCGTTTCGGTTTGTTTTCCAAAAGCAAAGTCGCAATTTCAATACAACTTGCTAAATACGATTTTCCATTCTTTCGAGATAGAGAAATAAAAGCGTTATGGTAACGTCTGTTACCTTGTTTATCTCGCCAACCATACAACTCACCAATAATCCATTTCTGGAACAAAGCTAGCTTAATTGGTTCGCCTGTTGGTGACGGAATTAATTCCATGAACTTAATTGCTTTGTTTGCTTTTTTATTATCAAAATGATATTCAAAATTTTCTCGCTTGCGATCATTTAATTCTCTTCTGCAAGCCTCTTCAATTTTTCGACATGAAGGAATCCCACCGTTCACAACTTTGTTGCAATATTCCAATACATAATCAGTCATTTTCATCACTTAGAAAGCTAACCAACGGGTCAACATTAGAATCGTTGTTCTGAATTGAGTTCATGACTGCCGTAATCCTACGATTATAAGTAAGGTTCAAGTCGTTCAGTAATTGAGACACATTTTTCAGACTTGTGTTGCGAATCATAATAGCTGGATTGCGTTTATTTTTGATGATAATGCCGTCATCATTAATTAATTGAGTTGCTTGAGCCAAAATATCTAACTCTAAAGCTAGTTGGCTTAAATCAATTCCGTCAATCGAACTCAAGGGGGTGTTGTCTAAGTCGATCATTTCAATTAACTTTTTAAAAATAAATTTTTGGTGTCTATTCAACGAATTAGAAGCCTTAATTTCTTTTTTTTGCTCCTGTAAATTCCTTTTTGCTTGCTCTCGGTCTAATTTTCTAACTTTGCTCTCGTGTCTATTTGCGTTTAAATCTATTGCCATTTTCTCACCTTCTATTTGTTTAAATTTCTGCAAAATGTTATAATTATGTTAGATAGTATTTACGAATATTTTTTTCAAAAAAAATAAAAAAGCACCGAATTTTTATTTAAATACTAAAAAACGGGCAAAAAAATTTTTGCGAAGTCAAGCGTGTATTGGCACGGTCACCATGGCAGCCCCCATTATCATTGTGGGGGTGTCTTAGGTGGCTTTTTTCGTGCGCCATATAGCTATCTCTACTTAATTTATATAATGTTTTTGCTCTTCTCTAGTTTTTTTGTTATGACATTTTGGACATAACGTTTGCAGGTTGTTCCAATCGTACGGATCACCACCAAGTTTCAAACTTTTAATGTGGTCTACACTCGCACCCAATGAATACTTTCCGTGTCGCAAGCATTCCTCGCAAAAAGGATTGCGTTCACGATAGAGAAGGCTCATTTTTCGCCATTGTGTGCTTTGGTAGAACCCCCAAAACTTGTCATTGCTTTTGTGAGACTGTATAGTTTCACGAGATTTTTGTTTCCTGTGCTTCTCACAATAGCGTACGTTATACGGTATCAATTCCGTACAACCAACATGACTACACTCGTGCATTATCACAACTAAGCACCTACTTTTTTGAGGGTGATTGTGTCACAACCATTAATATCAAAGTCTGGAACAACCGACTGAATACTGTAAGAAACATTATCAATCGTGATTGTGTGGCTAGGATCATTGATAAAAAGAGGATTGTGTCGTGTGAAAATCGTAATAGTATTTACCAGTTGGTCAATCACACGAGCTTCCACGTTGACCGTAAACGACATGTGATAGTAGCCGAACCTGAACGTGAGCAAAGGCGTTAGTTTGTTTATAATGCCTCCGTATTCATTTTGAGTTTGCTGGAGTTCATTCAGAACACCAACGTATCTCATTTCGTTTAAGTTTGCTTTCACAAAAAGTTCACCTCATCTTCATGTTGTTCAAAGAACTCATTCAGTCTGCACATTGTCCCGTAACTGACATTCTTGTTGGCAAGAACATTATGAATAGTTACGTTTGATACGTGCATAGCTTTCGCTAATGATAAGTTAGTCCAGCGAAACGTATTTTTGAATTGTCTTAATAATTGTGCTTTATCATTCATAATTGTTTTAACCTCTTTTCTATTTATTTTATTTATTTTATTTTGTTGAAATAATATGTATATAAAAAAGCCTTACACATGTAAGACTTCAAGGAAGGTAGAAACTATTAATAGAAGGTGAAACCAGCCAAAGAATTGAAGACATCTCGCCTAAGTGAGTATGTAAGAAGGAGGTGAGTTTTTACACCCACCTTGAACAAGAAAAAAGAAATTTGAAAAGCGAAAACGCCAGAACACCAAGAAAGAGATGATAGAAACCTTCTGGTGTCACCGTAACGGCTCACTAATCCACATATGCACCGTTATCATAAGTGCTATGTATTATAGACAAGGTTTTTCCGCACCTTGTCCATGTTTTAAAAATCAAAGCCAAAAATAGTTTTGTGCTAATTTAGGATTAAAATATAATCCAAGGTAAGGTCGTATTTCTCGGTCCCCTAGATAGATCGTAAACCAAAAGCAACGCAACTATTTACTGTCTCCATTCTCAAAAGAAAGAAAAAAGAAAGAAATTTTCTAAAATAATTTAGGGCGTTTAATTTTTGTCTTGCGACACGTCCTATGTATTGTATCTACATATAAGGTTTTTTTGACCCAAAAAGACTGAAAAAAAGCGTCTTGAAGCCTATTCAACCGTTTAAGATGGCGCCATTATTTTAAAAATAATTTAATACCGTACACTTAACATTG